CACTTGTTGATATACTTTCCCAAGATTTCCTTGCTCTGTTCCTGTGATTGTCTCATAGTCAACTCTACATTTTAAACTCTCTATTAAGACAATCTCTTTATTCTTTGTAATTCCTTTTTCCTTTACTTTTTCATATCCGTATACTTTCGCAGTTGCAATATATGTACTCTCCAATACTGCTTTATGATTCATGCTACCACCTCAATTTCCGAAATGCCACAATCTCTAACTCTCCATAAGCTATCAACATCCCACAATACGTCTTTAATATCGCCTCTCTAGTCTCTCCAGAAGTATCGTATGTGATGGTTACTTTTCCCTCTTGAATCGTCTTTACCAAAGGCTCTAAATTGATGCTATCGCTCTTAAATTCCCCGGTACTTAACTTAGTAGCTAAGAATTCTCCTACAGTTCTTTTCTCGACTATCGGAACCAATTCAAGTGGAATCTCCCGGATATTTGCTCTTATCTTGATGGAGTTTTCAACCGTATTCCGGATAAAAGAAAGGAGAGGTCTGTCTGCCTCTCCTACTGTGTATCCGAAAGACTGTAATAACTTCTCAATCGCATCCATACGCCTCACTATCCTCGAGAAATGATTCTAGCGATTGGGATTGCCTTGTGATCAATCACATCTCCATCTTGAGATTTTACCAATTCCCAGTTAGTTCCTTTTTCCAATTCAGTATCTTCCGGAGAAATGGTTGAATCTGTTTTGTAAGATATTCCGTATGGGGCATACACCAATCTTCTTCTCGTGATTAGCATATCCTCTCCACCGTTTGTCTTTGCATCTCTAACCATTTCATGAGCGTGTTTTACTCCTAAATCTTCGTAGTCAAATGCCCCTGCTCCTAATAAATATGTAGTATATTCTGTTCCAGCCTCAACTAGTGCCGCATACTCTCCATCCTTTGGTCCCCATTTAGAATCGAATTTTGCGTTTTTAACTGTTTCAGCAGGAACTTCTTTAACTCCTGTTCCCGGAGTTGCAATCTTCAAAGCATCCGGATGAGAGGCTTCCACTTTTACATATTTCCCCCCAGCAAATTTTGCAGTTGGCATAGAGTCATCAATAAATACAACTCTACCATTCCATGTCGCCATTCCTACTTCTCGTTGCATTCCGTTTGCATCTGTTTGGGTAAAGTATTTTAAGATTTGTAAATTCTCTAAGTTTGTTGCGACAGTAGAATGCATAATCGCCACTTTAAATATATTTTTGTTGTCCCCACACGCTTTTTGAGAAGCAGAGTTCAAAGTCGTAGGTCCTACTTTTCCATCTTTTCCCGCTAACTCAGTAATGTTATAGGTATGCTCTTCTGCGAATTCTTTATCTTTTGCAGTGCTCATCGCAAAGATTCCTTTCAAAATGGAAAGTAAAATTCCTTGATATGCATCCGCCCAGAAGTCTACCACTTGCTTTGCGACGTTATCCATAAAATCTACTCCGCCTGTGATGTCATAAGAAAAATCTTTTTCTGTCCAAGCTGCCATTCTCCCGATGGAAATGACTCCTCTGGAGTAAGTCTTTGTAGACGTTGCAGTGACGTTGGTGGATCCGTTGTAGTTCAATGTTTTTCCGCCAATTCTTCCGTGCATTGGTAATGTTGCATAATGTGTTCCTGTTTGATTTGCAAAGGCATCCTTGATTTCTTGATTGCCTTGAATTGCCCCTGATTTCAATAATTCATTTTTCTTAGTATTTGGGATAATGGATACATATTTCCCAAATGCCTCTCCGTTAAAAATTTTCGCATCAAAATGTTTCATGTAATATCATCTCCTTTTTAAATTTTTGAAATGTCCAATCCCGGATTTTCCGCTAGCATTTGCATGATTTGAGAGTAGGTTTTCGGTCCCTCTCCTCCTGAAGTATTTGAGTTCCCTGCTCCTGGTGTAAATCCGGCAGGATTTGTATTTTGGGGCTGTTGTGCTTCCTCAAACAAATACCCATCAGATTCTTTTAACTTCGCTAACTGTTCTTCCAGTCCTATGATTTTTCCATCTTTGATTTCTGCTTTTTCTAAATCCAGCAATGCTTTGATTGCCTTTCCATTTTTTCCTTTTGCCCCAGAAATCGCTAAGTCAACAGCATTATTGACCTGTAAATCGTGTAAATCTTTTGCATACTTATCTGCAGCATCTTTGTTGTCTTTTTGCAATTTTTCGATTTGGTCTTTTAACTCTTTATTATCCCCTGCTGCTTTTTCCAATTCCTTCAACTGCTTATCTCTTTCTGAGACCTGTGTTTTTAACGTATCTCTCTCTGCAATCACCTCATCCAATCTTGTTTTAGTCACTAAATGCCCGTACTTGTCTACCACTTTGTTAGCTAACTCTTCCGACAACCCTAATGCTATTAAATCTTCTTTTTTCATGTTTTCTCCTTTCATTTTTTACGATGTATGTCATCGATTTGAGATCTTGTTCTTTTTCGCCTACAATACGAAAAAGGCGAAATAAAAGGACTGTTTCCAGTCCTCTGCTTATTTTTTAAATCCTTTTCTCGCTTCTTTTACGATGTCTTTTGGCTTTGTAAGTCTATACTTTACACGACCGTACACATAAACACATAATACAATCACCGCGACACCTAAGAAGCAATATCCTGCTACTGTCATATTTTTCACCTCGCTTTCCTGTTTTAAGTATTAAAAAAGAGAGGCTGTAATACCTCTCTTCGTGTTAAACTATTTATTTAAGCTATATTAAAAAACTTTCCGCTTCATACATTAAACTATTGATTTCATACCCTGTCACTTGTTCCTCCGAAACATACGTTATCTCAATATAAATATCTTTTTCTTGTAGATATTTATTTATAACATAAGTATGCTTGTCATATTCTGTCTTAACAAACACAACTTCATTCTCATCCTGAAAAAGTTTTTGATAACCGTTGCCCTCATACACATGATTAGAGGTTTTAAATTTGGTTATTACATCTATTCCATTTTCTACTTTTGAAATTGCGAAATTCTTTAAAATATATCCGTCTCCTAGTGCTTTTTCAGTAAATCTGATTCTGTCATGAGATATGCCATCTATTCGATAATCGGACGTGATATTTTCTTTATTTACGAATTTATACATGTTGTTTGTGTTCCAATAATACCAGACTCCAGCAGTTAAAATTATTAAAAATAACATGAAGGCGGCTATCTTTTTCACATTTTCCTCCTTATCAAATCGAAGACAAAATTTTTTCATCTGCTCCCCATTTTTCTCTCAAAGATAATCCTCTTGGTTTATCACCCAACTTTAAAATCCGGTCATCTTGCAATAATTCACAAACTTTTAGATACTCCGCATATTCATCTTTGCTGATAGAATTATCGTATATTTTTACTATCAAATCTTGTCTGCGGTCAAATGCGTTTCTCAACACTTCTAATTCTTTCATCTCATCTAACGTTAGCTTACTTTTCTTATTCTCAAGTTCACGCAATCTTTCATTTCTAATCATTTTTTATCACCCTTAGCCTTAAAGTATTCCCTTCTCTTCGAAGTACTTTATATTTCACCTTATGACTCAATAGAAATTCTCTCTCGTGAGGATACGCTGAATTTTGCCCTATGTAAATCCCCTTCGTTCCTTTCGGAATTTCTATTTCAAACACTGTAGAACGTGCAAAATCTCTGGCGATATTTTCTACTAATGTTGTGCTTGTAAACATACCTGTTTCGATCACGTCGCCTATTTGTATATTCTCATAATGCCAATCCTTAATACCTCTATACACTAACATATTTTCATCTGTTTCAAATTTATCCATCACACTCTCTATTGTGTTTATTATCTTATCCAAGAAATTGTTGTTATTGTTATTTTTCTTTTTCAGCAAATACTCATTGATGTCTACATACCAGCTTCCTGTATACATTTCAAATGCTCTAAGTTCATCTTGGGTAAGAGTCCTAAAAAGCTCATTACTTTTTCTTTGATAGCCGTCAATTTGTTTCTCAGACATCTCGCGAAATGATTCTGATTCCATTATACTCTCTTTTTCATTTTCTTTCAAGTATTTTTCTTTCCATTCCGGATATTTCATACTTGCCTTTTCTTCCACATAGTTTCCTTCCTCATCTCTTGCAGCTCTAGTCTCATCTTCTGTTAAGTCTTCGAAATAAGGAATTGTGGTTGTACGGCATCGGCAGTGAAAAGGCGGCGCTGTGACTCCTACTTGATATTGTTTTCTCTCGAATATTTTCCCATCCATTCCTTGACATACTGTAGAGGTTCGATTGTCCAAAGTTGCCAATATCTCATATTTCTCCACTCCTAAATCCTTATAACACAACTCTGTAGCTTTGGAGTGGTATGCCGCCGATTCCGTCATAAGCAAGTTAGCAACTCTACTAAATCCGACATCCAATCTCTTTGACATCTTATCCGCTAATAGATTGACATCATCTCCAAGTACTAACGACTGAACCAAAGAAGTGTGAAGTTCGTCTATCAGTTTATCTCGTTGTTTCCAAACCCGGTTTGACCAATTCTTCCCATCAATTGTCCACGGTTTATAAATCATTTGATTTAATAAGTCCTTATTCAGCCCAGATATACTCTCATAATTCCCAGTCATGGATTGTACCAGATAGTTTGTCCTAGCGTATCCCGCTCCTACAACCTCACAGAAGTGCTCTCCAAGTCCTCGCTCTACATTTGTGTATAGAATATCAAGTTCTGCCTGTATCGAGCTCTTAATAGATTCTAAACGATTCACATGAACTCCGGCACTGACTTTTTTTAACGTTTTTTCTACTTCCTCATCAAAACTTATATTCTGCTGTTCTCCCAGTCTGACATATTCTTCCAAGGACAGCTTTAAATTTCTCCGATCTTTTCCAGATAGAATTTTTTGAGCTTCTTCGTAGCTCATCTCATTGTCACTAGCATACTTAGAATACCAAGACCGAATCTCTGAATCAATTTTACGCACCGTGTTTTGATATTGCTTTTTTGCAATCTGCATATGCCGCAAACTCGCTTTCGCATTTCGAGCTTCCTCCTGTTCGAATCGTTCTATCCAATATTTTTTACTCATCTTCATCAGGAGCGTTCATGACTCCGACATATTCTCCTTCAATGCTTTCTTCTTTTTGCTTTTTTAATCTTTCTATTTCTTCTTCCACATTTGTGACCCACGGATGTTGTGCTAACACCGTTTCTAAAGACAGCAACGTAGAACTTTGAATACAATTCGTAATAGTTTCTGCTTCATTCACTAAAACATCGCGATTAAATACAACTTCTAATGTATCATTGATATTCAAAGCTTTATTCACAAACCACATTAACTCTTCAAATGACGCTTGAAACTCTGTTTCCATTTGATTTGCATCCAAATCAATATCAGAATACATGGATTGGATATTCATTTCGTTAGGATTTCCTCCCAATCGCTCATCCTTGGCATCAAATCCTCGTGCATTCTCGATGATTGCCTTTTTCAGAAGCTTTATAATCAGTTGGTAATTTTCCGCATTGACCTCAATCGTTAATTTATCCAAGCCCCCTTTTCCACCGTCCATGTTGTTTACCTTAACAGCTCGATAGGTTGCTAGATTTCTTCGGAACTCTCCTAGATTTTCTCCGTCATAGTTCGTTAGAATCAGGATCGTTGTTCCGGCATCTTCTAACATGTTATCTTGAAACTTAGATAAGATTTCATTTAGACCGTCTTGCAAGCACTTTACCCTACAAATTAGAGGTTGCTCTAAATTATTGCCCCGGAAAGGAACTAACGGAACTTTCCCCCAGTTATATCCGGTCTCTCCTATGGAGATGTAGTCAGAATGTCCTGTTTCTTTCAAACGATTATAATCCCAAATAAAAAAGTTTACCCCATGTTCTGAGTAAACTTCCACTTTTTTCACCGGCTTTAATCGGTCTCCATCAAACTCCATGACTTCATAGAGTCGAATAGCCAGCTCCAGCTCTTCTTTGTTGTTATCTTTCCAAATCGGTAAAATCTCGGATGCTTCAAACTTCCTGAATTGCAATTTACTATCTTTTCCAAAATAAGGGTACACCCAGCCAATCCCGTTGTTCAGACTATCCTCTCCTAAATTTCTTAACATTCTCAAGAATTTTGCCCCGAATAGCTCTCCCACATCTTCATTTTCGCAATTAAATGTCGGCTTTTTTGCTAACAAATAATTTACTTTCTGATCCACCATTTTCGCATATTGGTTGTCAACAATCTTAGAATTAACCATGTTGTCAACAGCTTCCAATCGCCCTTGCTCCATGATAGCTTTTCTTTTTTTCTGCAAAATATCTTGATTTCCTCGGTAGTATCGTTCGCCATTCAGCTGATCTTGCCTTACTTTAGAAGTCAACCAAGTACTGATTAAATATTCTAGTTTTCGTATCTCCATATTTTCCACCTTTTTATTCTTCTTAAATATGTTTTTAATCCATTCCCACATCTTTTTTTCTCCTTAATCAAATGACAATCCTGATGTAGCTCCACATTTTTCCGCAATCCCTGATAACACATCAGGACCATCATCATGAGCATTTTTTCCTTCTTTTTGATAGGTTATAATTGCTCTGTAAAATTCCGGCCACTTATTCTCCCAGTCGATTGGGAAATAAATATTTTGTTGTACCCAAGAACTATTGGCCAGTATTCTGGATTGCTTATTCCCGGACTGATGAAACCATTTTACAACTGTTTTATAATTTCCCAGTTCTTTCGTTCTTCTCTCTACATTCCTTGCAAATCCTCTTCCCCCGTTGTTCGATTCGATATCTGCTAAATTCACCTGATGGGTTTTATAAGCATTCGCAACCATTTCTTCTGTGATTTCCATTGGCTCTTTTGTATAAATCACATCGATGATATAAGCACTATCTTTGCAGTCGTCGTAAATAATATTACATAAATAATCCGCCCCGGTATCGGCGGTATCACAGTAGGATTTTCTTTGTCTTACTTTCTCTCTTGGGATTTCTACATATGTTTTTAAGTTCTGATATAACTTCCCTTGAACGTCGATTGGCTCTTGCTGATAGTTTGCATATACAATCGCCTTATCCATGTGTTTTGTCTTAAAGTTGAAATCTTCTAAACTCAAGACGTCTTCATCTAAAGCACTTCCATCTTCGTTGATAGCTTTGTAATTGATATGCTCTATATCTTCAAAGTTCTCCAAAATAAAACCCGCCAGGTCATTAGTAGCCCAACGGGTCATGATGATAATGAGTTTAAAGCCTTTCTCCGTTCGAGAAAGCATTGTATTCGTAAACCAATCTATGTGTTTCTGCAATATGTTTGCATTATATGCTTCTTCACTATTCTTTATCAAGTCGTCAATGATGATAATGTCCGCTCCAAATCCTGTCGCAGTCCCGGTGGGGCTCGTTGCTAAGTAGTTTGCTACTTGACTTCCCTCTAATGCCCATTTGTTCATAGACGCTTCTCCGTACTTGATTTTCGTATCCGGAAAAATATCTTGGTATACTGTCATACCTGTGCTTTTTTCCGTTGCAATCATATCCCGCACTTGCTTGGCAAATGTGGAGGACAAGGTTTCGTTATAGGATCCGGTCATTATCTTTAGCTTGTTATTTCTTCCTAACAACCATTGCACGAATAAAACAGCCGTTCTCGACTTCCCGAAACCGAGGTGGCATATTTACAACTAACACTTTTTTATCCGATTCTATAAATGCTTGTAATCGATTACACAAATCCGTTAAATATGCTTTTTTTTCAGTATAGAAAGTCGGAGAAAAGAAATTGCAATAACTCCAAAAATCTCTTCTTGCCAATTCTTTTTTTGCTTCTAATCTTATCAGATTCATATCATATACCACCATACCACCTCCTATCCTTGGATCAGTTTTTTCAATTCTTCTGTTGTCAATCCTTGAAGCGGATTGCTGTTAATTTCTCCCTTAACTTCCACTTTTTCCGTAAACATTCCTAGATGTCTACCTAACATTTCTAAGGCTTTTTCCTTGTTGTAGAAAGACACTTCAATTCCATGTTTTGTTTCTTTTACTCCAGCAACGCATGCTCTCTGCTCAGGTGTTAATTCCTCAAAATCTCGTATAATTACTCGGTTCTTTTTCAGATTGACGATTCCGGTTCTATCCGTAAAAGCCAAGTTTGCAATCTCTCTTAATACTCTATCTTGCGTAATTTCCGTTCTTTTCTCTCTTTCAGCCATTGCCTTTTGTATTTTTTCTTGTATCTTAGGATTTCTTAGGATTTTAGCAGCACTTGCAGCAGCAACATTCTCACTCTTAAATTTATATCCTGCTCTAATATATGCTTGTGTCGCATTCAAATCTTTTAAGTATTCTTTTACAAATAAATCCTGCTTGTTCAATCTGTTTCACCTCACTTTCTTGAATATAAAAAATGAGAATTCTATATTTTAGAACTCTCATTCTTGGTTTGTTAAACTAAAATCAACTACTTTTGTTCGATTATTTTTTTTATTTTTTCTAATTTTGTATTTATTTTTTCTAAAGTACCAAGTAATTCTATTTCTTTTCTTTCTCTCTCCTCAATTTCTGTTGACATTGCTTTCATATTAGCTTTAAATATAAGTATTAGTACGATAATAAATTTAATAAAGGAAAAAAAGGTAGTTCCTAATATCAGTACTAAAATCGAATTATAAAGATTACTAATATTGCTTTTTTTTATGAGCATTACCACTGAAACAAACGTTTCTAACAATCCTAAAGATATGATATCAATGATTTTTTTATCAAGACTTCTCTCTAAAAGTTCTCTAGTAATACTAATTATAGTTGTGCACATTAACATTAAAACCGTTATATATATCCCAGATACTATAGAAAAGAATGAAATTAATCTATCTTTTTCTAAATCATCTAAGGAATATATCTCTGTCTTATAAAAAAAAGCAAAAAAACAATATATAAAAATAAATACTATTTCTGTTTTAAATCCAGATATCATCTTCAACATTTTACCTCCTCTTTAATCCACCCCTTTTTCTGTTAATTCATAGATATTTTCTTCACACGATATACTATTTCTAAAATAATCTTGCTTACTTTTATAGTATTTCAGTTTTTTACTTTCTATCAAATCATCCCAGTTATCTCTTAAATATTCTGCGGAAATTAAATTAGTACTTATTTTAAAATGATGTTCTATCATCATTCTATAGTCTTTTAATTTTGAAATATCTGATTTTTCTTTTTTATTATTTTTATAAACCACATATATTTCTTTGATAAATTTCTGGTTAACATCTATATCTTCTAATGTTTCAAGCACAGTATCCACGACTAGTGAACTTTCTCTTTTAGAATCTCCAACACCCAATGCAAGTGTAAAATTTTTTACTCCTATATCTGTTTTACTTTTTTGAGCTAAATCAAATAATTCGGAAAGAAATTTTGGTTCTTTCGAATATTTTTTGATTAAATGCACCTCTGATAAATCTAAAACGAATTCAACACTTCTTATAAATTTTGCTTTTTTTAATATTTCCATGCCCTTGTTTTCTAATAAAGGTTGTATCTTTATAGGATATTTGAAATCTTTTGGTAAAAAAGAATTTAGATAGCTTTCTATATATTTAATACTGGGA